TTCAAAATCCACATGTATATGTGTTTGGTACGTCACAACGTCGATATCCATCATCTTCTCGTGTTCAGAAAACTCTTATTTACGATTCTTGTGTGGAATTTGGTATGCTTGATAAGTTCGCTAAGCCTGTTATGAGAAATCGTCAGGTGTGGATTAATCAAGCCACTCCTATGCTTGAGAGAGAATTTAAGATTGATCATGATCTTCTTGATGTTGCGGTACAAATGTACTGTTCAGATGTTGTTGACCAATTTTCTGATCATGAAATTGGTATTGTACGAGTTTTGGATGATTTTGAAGCAGTTAATGGTATTGATGGTGTCAACTATGTTGATAAGATTCCAAGGAAAACCTCTCAGGATTTCCTTATAACATTTCTAAACAGAAATTTTTGAAAGTAGTTGATGGAAAGGCATATGTGGATGATACCATTATGGATGATTTCAAGGCAATTGAAAGACTCCTTTTGGCTGGAGAAAGATCAATGCCCATTTTTATGGGCAATCTGAAAGACGAAACAATAACTCAGCAAAAGAGAGAGGACTTGAAGACAAGAGTTTTTACTGGAAGTCCTTTTGCTTTTTCAATTGCAATGCGGAAATATTTGCTCACTGTTAATGCGTTACTTCAAAGTAACCGTAACTTGGGTGAATGCTATGCTGGATTAGATGCTCTTGGTCCACAATGGCATCATCTACATGAATGGCTTGTGTCTTTTTCTGACAAATTCATTGCAGGTGATTATAAAGCATATGATAAGAAAATGGATGCCAGTTTGATTCTGGCAGCTGGTGAGGTGGTAAAAGCTATTTGTAAGAGAGCTTCTTACACTAGTGAACAACTACGAGCCGTTGAAACCATTTTCTATGATCTTGCTTTTCCAGTTATGAATTTTGATGGTGACATCATTATGACTTGTGGATCAGAACCTTCTGGTCATCCACTTACTGTTATTGTTAACAGTATAGTGGGTTCCCTTCTTTTGCGAATGGCATTTGAAAAGTTAAGGAGAGAAGGTTTGACAAGAGCTTCCTTTAAGGATGAGATTCGTGTTCTTGTGTATGGTGATGATAATGTTGTTGCTTCACGCAACGATTATTATAATCACACATATTTACAAGAATTTTTCTTGTCTCAAGGTCTAGTTTATACTATGGCTGACAAGAACACAAAATCTGTTCCTTTCATTCCAATTGAAGAAGTTACTTTTTTGAAAAGGGATTTCTTTCACCATCCAGAACTTGGAAAAATTGTTGGAAG